CGCCAATCTTTCCGCCGACCAGCGCCGCCGCGAGGTGATCGACTTACTGGCGACGGGCGCGATGCGCTGGCACCGGCGTGCCAAGGCGACGGGCCTCGGCGTGGGATCACCGCTTGTGCCGACTGGCGCGAGCAGCGGTCACGTTGGAAGGAACTGCATTGACAGTCGCTGGCATGGCAGCCACGGGATGCGTTGCATAGAACAGGCTGATTGGGTCGCAATCAACTTCAATCACCGATCCCAAATCGCTGCCTCAGCCGCTCAACCGTGAACGTCCAGTTCTTCGCCCGGGGCTTCGCGGCTGAGTTCTGATTGCCGAAGAAGCCCTTCTCCTTGACGGCGTCCTTGAGCGGCACGGTCTTGATCCATTCGACGCGGATCAGGTGCTCGGCCTTTTCAGGATTCTGCGCCATCGTGGTGTGCTTGGCGGCGCGAACGGGAAGGGTCGTGATCGGCACCTTCTTGCCGTTGCCGTTGTCCACCATGAACTCGTCGATCGGAACGACGGCCTCTTTGACGATCCCGACACCGACGTAGCCGACGCCGCCCGGGATGTTGACCCATACCCGGCCGCCTGGTTCCAGCAACGCAAGCGTGCGCGAGTACCAAGCCCCGCCGCCGGCGGAGATGAAGCCGTACTTGCGGGCCTCCTCCCAGTCGCGATCTTCGTCGGCACCAAAGGAGGCGTAGAACTCACCGTTCCACGGCAGCTTCTCACGCTTGGCCTCGACCTTGGCCTCGACCTGCCCCGGGTCGGTCAGCCACGCCCGGCTCATGTATTCGCTCTGGCCATCGCGAAACACGCGGAAGAACACGGCATTGATCGAGACGCCGTACTCCTCGGCCAAGTAGGTGATGATCCGCTCGGAACTGTCGTCAAGGTCGCTCGCCACCAGCACGAGCTTGTGGGCCTCGTTCAGCGTTTCTGGCATCTCCTCGACCTTGAATCGCTCACAGAACGCCTCGTCCAGGGAGGTAGCCTTGTGCTCGGGGTGGTACTTGTTGACGAACGCCTCGAAGATCGTGGCGATCTCGTCATCTTCGAGACCCCGCACCCATGAGCCGTAGTCGAGAAGTTGGGCCACCACTTCACGCGGCGTCCGGTTCTTCTTCAGCTCGATCACGATCAACTGCCCCTCGGCGTCGATGGCGAGCAGGTCTATGAACTTGCCGTATGCGGTCGGCACTTGGCGGCCAATCAACAGCCAGCCCGGGTCCACGACCGTGATGTCGGCGGCGAGCACCGTTTCGAGCCGACCTTCACTGTCCATGCCGGTGAATGCGACCGGCTGCAACCGGTCGCCAAGACGCCATAGCCCCACTTCGATCGGCATGGTTACTTCCTTCCTTTGACGGGCGATTCGGCAGCCAGCGCCGTCGCAATTCCCGTGAACTGCTCCAGGGCATCCTGCAGGTCCTCAACAATCTCAGCCGCCAGTACGTCTGGGTTTGGCAAGCTCGCGCTGTCCTCCAGGCTCTCGTCCTTGATCCAGAACAGGTCCAGGCTGAGCTTGTCGCGCTTGGGCAGCTCTTCGTACTCAAAGCTTCGCCACCGGCCGTCCGGCTTGGCGTCGCTCCACGTCGCTTTCCGCTTGTGGATCGCCCCGGGCTTGAACAGGTCAACGAACTCATCGAAGTCCGACCGCTTGATCGCGTTCTGCTTGAGCGTGAAGTGCTTGTTGGTCCGGAGGTCGTACACCCACAGCCGCGAGGTCCACGGCTTCTCCTGCGGCGGCTTGCGATCGAAGAAGATCACGTTGGCCTTGACGCCGGGCTTGTAGAAGATGCCCGTCGGCAGGCGCAGGAGCGTGTGCACATCGCACTGCTTCATCAACTGATCCCGGATCTTCTGCCCCGGCCCGCCCTCGAAGAGCACGTTGTCGGGCACGACCACCGCGCCGCGGCCGCCGACCTTCAGCAGGTTGAAGATGTGCTGCACAAAGTTCAACTGCTTGTTCGCGGTGGACACCCAGAAATCCTGGCGTACGACAACCTCGTCCTCGCTGTCGAGGTCGCCCTCCTCGTTCACCGTCTTCAGGCTCTGCTTCTTTCCGAAGGGCGGGTTGGTCAGCACCATCGAGTACTGCTTGCTCGGCGGCGTGTCCAGGCTGCTCTTGCCGCTGATCACCGGCGTGGCCAACTCGTCCTTCCCTCCCGTGATCCCGTGCAGGTACAGGTTCATGGCGCACAAGCGTGCGGTCTCGGGCACCAGTTCCTGCGCGATCACGAGCGACTCGCGAATGCGCCGCTTCTCGTCCTTGTCCATCGTTGAGCCATGCCGCGCGAGCACGCTCTCATACGCCATCGTGAGGAACCCGCCCGTGCCGGCGGCGGGGTCCATGATCGTGTCGTCTGGCTCGGGCCGCATGACATCCACGATCGACTGGATGATCGGCCGCGGCGTGAAGTACTGCCCCGCGCCGCCGGTGCTTTCCGCCGCGCTGCGGCTGAGCAACTCCTCGTAGATTACGCCCTTCACGTCCAGGTCAAGGCTGAGCCAGCGTTCGCGGTCGATCAGGTCCACGATCAGGCGGCGGAGCTTCGCCGGGTCCTTGATCTTGCACTCAGCCTCTTTGAAGATCGTGCCCAGCAGGCCCTTCTGCCCGCTCAGCGCTGTGAGCAGGCGGCGATAGTGGGCGTAGAGCTCTGCGCCGTCGAGCTTCAGCAGGCTCGGCCAGTCGCAATCGAACGATTTGCCGTTGTCGTCCTTCCCCTTGGGGATGCGATTGGGCTGGTTGTACGGCGGCTTGGTCAGCTCATCGGCCATCTTCAGGAAGAGCAGGAACGTGAGCTGCTCCACATAGGCCATGTACGACAGGCCGTCGTCCTTGAGCACGCCCGCGTAGGACCAGACACGCGTGCCGATCTGGCTCGCGGTGGGAGCGGCAGCCGCGTGGCCGTTGGAAGGGGATTGGCTCATCGCTTCTGGACCTTTCTCGACCGCTTTGTCTTTGCGGGTGTGCTCACGGTTAGTGTCGCGGCGGCGTCAGGCGCAGCCTTCCGCGAACCCGGTGGCCGACCACGACGACGCAGTACGGTTCCGTTCACAGAGTGGCCATCACCGTTGGACTTCGGTGTTGGCTCTGATGCCTGCTGCTTGATCCGCTCCAGAAGCACGCTCGCGGGCTCGTCGGCTGGATCCTGGGGAACAAGTTTGCCCTCAAACGCGGCCTTGAGGATCGACTGCCGCAGGCGGGAAGCCCGGGCCAATCCACGCTCGATCTCGGCTTCGAGGCCGTCGATCTGGGAGAGTTTCTCATTGACAGCTTCAACGATTGCCTTCTGCTCATCCACTGGCGCGATCGGAACCGGGAACTGCTTGAGCACGCCGAGGTTGATCGAGGCAAGGTTGACCGACTGAATGCCGTTGCTGCGAAACCAAATGCGCCCATAGCTGTTCCCAGCGTGCGACAGGAGCATCGGGCTAATCTCTGCCAAGTACGGGCGAGCGCGGAAGATGTGATTCTGATGAATGCACTCGGCGATCTGACCCTCCCACACCCAACCGCGCCCGAGCTTGTCTCGGTCTCCTCCCTCAGTGAAGAGCACGTCTCCGGTCTTGAGATTGAGGAACTCGATATCCTCTTCCGTCGCTGGGATGGTCTTGATCTCGGTCAAGTCCAGATATCCGCGCTGAACGTTCGCCACGCGCAGGTAGGGCACCTCCCTCATTCCCGCGCCGCCAGCCTCCTTCTGGTTTTTGGCAACACCGCCTGTAACGTCGCCGACTTGGTCGAGGCTTGCCCAGCACCATGAATCGGGCAGCGTTGGCAGGAGAGACTCCGTGCCTTCGACGATGAGCTTTGGCGGCGACGGCTCGGGATACCGCTCCCGCCAGTTCTTCGGGGGCTGCTTTCCTGCCTTCTCGTACTTCGCCCGCGTGCGTTCTTCCCACTGGCGGCGGCGTTCGGCGAGGATGCGCTCTAGCAATTTCGGCCCGGGCTCGTCGGGCGACCCGTTCTGCTTCCGCCACGCCTCGGTGAGCCGCCCCGTGACCGCCGCATGTAGCACCGCCGCCCGATACCGCGACAGGTTCCGCTTCACCCGCTCCAGCGCCGCCACGCCCGCGGCCAGATCGGTGAACAACTCGTCGATCCGGTCGGCGATGCGGGCTTGCTCGGCGAGAGGAGGCACGAGCACCGGGAACTTGCCGAAGTCGGCGAAGTCCGCTCGGGGGCGGTCCCCGGTCGTTGCGTGATCAGTGAAAGTCACGAAGTCCTGGGCGTTGAGGCGGTACTTCAAGAACGCGCCGCGAAGCGCCCCCGTCTTCGGAAACACGATGAACTCGCCGGAGCAGAGCCCGTCGCGGTCCGCCAGCCACACCTTGTTCAGATAAGGACGCATGCGGCCGTAGAGCACGTCCCCGGCGCTGAACTGAACGCCGGAACTACGCATCGTCTCGGCGGGCACAAAGCCGAGCATGCGCGTGGTATGCGCCTCGATGTGCTCAAGGCCGATGAACGGCTGCCCGCCAGCGCCGACACTGCGTCGGGATCGGTGCCGCCGGCCTTGATGTAGTCCAAGACCTGCTTAAGCGTCTTGTTCGGCTCGCGGTCGATCGGACCCTTCTCGCTCTTGCACTGCTCGCAGACACCGACGGCGTCGATGATGACGAAACGCGTCTTGCTCTTGGCGTCGGGGGTGACACCCTTGAGCATGTCGGCAGGCATCACGCGGACGCCGCGGCCTTTCATCTGCTCGAAGTAGTTGCTGCTCTTGATGGATCGCATGAAGAAGACGATCTCCACCGGCTTTACGTCGGTGCCCGTGGCGATCATGTCCACCGTGACGGCGATGCGGGGGTTGAATGAGTTGCGGAACGCCACGAGGACGTCTTCGCCCGTCTTGCCCTTGATCTTTTCGTAGCGGGCGACTTCACGCTCTGTGCCGTCGGGATCGGTCACCTTGTCCGTCACCCGCATGACGCCGGTGCGATACGTGATCTTCTGGCAGAAGTCGTTGCCCTTGCCGAACTCCTCGCGGACGATGCGGACGATGTCGTCGGCGTGGGAGTCGTCCTTGGCGAAGATGATGGTTTTGGGGACCTCGGTGCGGCCGGGGAAGATGTCCACGAACAGGCGGTCGCGGAAGGTCTGGATGACGGTCCTGATCTGGTCCTCTGCGACGACGGCGCGGTCGAGCTCGTCGGCACCGTACTGGAGGTCCTGGTCGAGTGCCTCCTGGCGTTCCGCCCGCGTCTTGCGGCTGCGCTTGCCCACGAAGTAGCCCGCGTCGAGTTGAGAACCCTGCGCCGTGATTCGCGTGCGGATTTCGTACACGTCGTACGGCACGTTCACGCGGTCGGCGACGGCCTGCTCGTGGGTGTACTCCATCACCAGGTTCTGATTGAAGAACCCGATGGTCTGCTTACTGGGCGTGGCGGTGAGGCCGATCAGGAAGGCGTCGAAGTACTTCAGGACGTCGCCCCACACGCTGTAGATCGAGCGGTGGCATTCATCGACGATGAGCACGTCGAAGAACTCGGGCGGGATCGCGGCGTTGTAGGTGATGGGGATCGGCGGCTTCTTGAACGCGCCGGGGCCCTCAAACGCCGAGCGTTCCTCGTCTTCCTCAGCCAGGTCGGGCTGGCCAGTCAGCACCGAGTACAGACGCTGGATGGTCGTGACCACCACGCGGTTGATGGGGTCGAAGCGATTGCGCTGCGGGAAGGCGATGTTGTAGAGCTTGTCGAAGGTGCGGTTCTCGCCGGGCGGCTGGAACTGCTGGAACTCCTTCAGCGTCTGCGTGCCGAGGTTCGTGCGATCGACCAGGAAGCAGACGCGACGAGCGTGGCCGTGTTTGATGAGGCGGTAGGCGACATTGGCGGCGGTGAAGGTCTTGCCCGACCCCGTGGCCATCTGAATGAGAGCCTTCGGCTTGGCGAGGCGGAGTGACTTCTCCAAGTTCACGATCGCGGTGTGCTGCTTGGGCCAAAGGCCGTCGGCGGGGACTGCGGGCATCTCACGGAGCCACCCGCGCAAGGGTTTCTCCTCCTCCACCATCTCGCGGAGCGTTTCGGGGCGATGGAACGAGAAGATGTCGCGGCTGCGGGCGTGTGGCTCCATCCAGTTCGTGAACTGGGTCACCTCGCCCGTTGATTCATACTGGAATGGAAGCGGGCGACGCCAGGCCGGAAGGGTTGCCGGAAGGCCCTCGCTGTAGCTCGCGGATTGCCCTTCGACACCGCGAAGGGTGTGACCGACCGGCTTGGCTTCAACGACACCGATCGCCTTGCCGTCGACATAGAGCAAATAGTCAGCCGGGCCGTGTGCGCCGGGGAACTCGGTGACGGCGAGACCGAGGCCGGCTCCAAGGTTCATGTCCCGGTACGACTGGACAACCCAACCCGCTGCAGTCAGCTTCGCGTCGATCTGTTCGCGGGCTTGCTGTTCAGGTGTCGGCATATGCCCTCCGCTTTCCGTCGTTCAGCATGGCTCTCGCCTTCGCTGGGGTGGACTTCAGGTTGGAGGGGCATGTGAGCATGGCGAGGTGGTTGGGCGATGAGGACGCGGATCAACCGGTTTGACCCGCCGGTTATGTCCATGTACAGTAAACAGGCAACGAGCGAGCGTCAAACCGTCATGACCATCCAGAAACCCAAGTTTGGCACCTTCATCCGCGAGCGCCGCACGGCCAAAGGGTACAGCCTGCGCCGGTTCGCGGAGCTGGTCGGCATCAGCCCAACCTATCTCTCGCATGTCGAGCAGGACAAGGTGGACTCGCCGCCGACCGCTGACCGCATTCAGAAAATGGCAGAGTTGCTGGGGGAGAGCCCAGACGAACTCTTCGCGATGGCGGGCCGCGTCCCTGAAGACCTGCCGAAGATCATCCGTAGCCAGCCGGAAGCGATGCCGGCACTCCTTCGCGCGGTGAACGGCCTGACGCCCGAGCAGCTCAAGAAGCTGCAGGATCAAGCGTCCAAGATGCGGAGGGAGGGCGATCCGTCGTGAGTGGTCGCGGGGCCATTACGGATGTGCCGTTCCTGCCGGAAGTCCGCATTGAGCGCGACGCCGATGGCCTCGTTGCTGAATATGCACAGCGTTGCGGCTCGCCCGTCGTCGCGCCGGTGCCCGTTGAGGACATCCTCGAACTACATCTCGGCCTGACGTTTGCCATCGAGGACCTCGCGGCGGTGTTCGGGACCGATGGCGTGCTCGGGGCGATCTGGTTCAACGAGAAGCTGGTTCGGATCGACACCCGGCTCGATCCTTCCGAGAACCCAACGCGGCTCGGGCGATACCGGTTCACGCTGGCGCACGAGATCGGGCACTGGCGGCTTCACCGCTCGTACTACCGCGAGGATCCGACGCAGGCGGCCCTGTTCGATGGGCGCGGGCAGCCCGCGGTCGTGTGCCGCGCCGGAGAGAAGAAGATCCCCGTCGAATGGCAGGCCGACACGTTCGCCAGCTACCTGCTGATGCCCAAGTCGCTCGTGGTCGCGGCATGGAAGGACTGGCGCGGAAGCCTGGACCCCGTGGTCCTCGCTGATCTCGCTCCCGTGTCCGCCGCCGACGGTCGCGACCCGGCCGACGCCACGCTCGATCGTTTCTCGAAGCCGCTCGCCGAGCGGTTTGAAGTGTCGGCCGAGGCGATGCGCATCCGCCTCGAGAAGCTCGGCCTGCTGCTGCGCGAACGACCCAACACACTGTTTTGACCGTTGCAGGGCGGTCTGTCGCGCCCTTGCTGTACACGGTTTACCAAACGACAGACATGAACCAAGGAATCATCGAATGGCCAAAGACTTTGATCCGCGTCGCATCCTCCGCAAGATCTCCAACTCGCTCACCCGCGTGTGCTTCGAGCGCGCCGGCGTGGTCGAGGCCATCCCTTGGGATGACCTGGGCGAGACCCAGGTCGAGCCCATCTTCGCCGCGTGGCAGAAGATGCCCGACGACAAGCGTCGGCTCATCCAGCTCGTGCTCCAGGACATCAACGAACTGGCGGACGAGCGCGGCGTGAAGGTGCTGGTTGAGGAGATTCAGCGCATCGCGCCCGATCGCCTCGCCGAGTTCGACGCGATTGTCGGCCAGGCCGACCGCGCGATGTGGACGTACCTCAACGTCAAGATGGCGTTCGTCGTCGCTGCCTACTTCGCACGGGCGGAGGCCCTCTCCACGGGCCGCTACTGGATCACGCGGAACAGCTTGCCGAAGGAGGCGATCGCGGTGGATGATTCCCACAAGGCGGCGCTGAAGGCGGCGCTGGCGGAGTTCTACTGGGATCGCCAGCTGCGCGGCAAGATCTGTGAGATCGAGCATTACACGAGGATCGGCGGCAGCGAGTACTTCTTTGCCTACCTCGACGACTACCCCGAACCACCAACCACAAGGAGCAATGCCATGCCCGCACACCAGAACGCAGTCCCGGTCGATGATCACCGGGATGCGAAATCCGAACGTCCTGATCGAGGCCGCGACCGCCTCGATCGCGGCCTCGCTGGCGACGCGCGGGTTCGGGTCTTCATCCCCTCGCACACGTACCACCAGTGCGACGCGGACTTGCCCGGCCGTCCGGACATCGCGCCCGTCGGCGGCAGGAACTTCGGCGCGAGCGCCACCGCCTCCTCGCAGTCGAGGTCCACATCCACCATGAACGCACTCGGCCTCGCGCTCGCTACCGCACCGGCCGCCGCTCCGGCTGCGAGTGCACCCGCCGAAGACCCCGATCCCGCAGACCAACTTGATGAGGAGACCGCCAGTGCCAGTCACCGCTGAATCCGCAAAGATCCTGCCCGCGCTCACGCTGACCGCAACGGCCGACATCTCGTTCACCGCCGCTGCGGAGGGTCAGAGTGCGCCGCTGCCCCGGTTCAAGATGGTCGCGTACACCGGTGGCGCGATGCGCGTCGGCGGTTGGCGGCACCCGGTCGTGATCGACCTCGCCGGCCTAGCGGTCCCGTCGCAGGCACGTCCGATCCGTTTCGGGCACGACCCGCTCTCGGGCGTTGGTCACACCGATGCCATCCGCGTCGAAGCGGGACAACTCGTGGCGACGGGCGTGATCTCGCGCGATACGAGCGCCGCCAAGGAGGTCGTCGCGTCCTCGCGGAACGGCTTCCCTTGGCAGGCCTCCGTCGGCGCGAGCGTCGAGGAGTTCGAGTTCATCAAGGACAACCAGAAGGCGACGGTCAACGGCCAGGAACTCACCGGCCCGGTGAACGTCGTCCGCAAGGCCACGCTCGGCGAGATCAGTTTCGTGGATCTCGGTGCCGACGGCCGCACCAGCGCGAGCATTGCCGCGCGTCAGAACAAGGAGCCCAGCGTCATGGCCGAGGACCCCACGACTTCCAATCCCACACCTTCTCCCTCCCCCCCAATCGAACCTACCGCCGAGCAGGTCCGCGCCGCGGCGCTCGCCGAGACGGCCCGCATCGCCGCCGTCCGTAAGGTCTGTGGCGGCAAGCACAGCGAGATCGAAGCCCAGGCCATCCGCGACAACTGGGATGCAACGCGCACCGAACTCGAGGTGCTCCGCGCCAGCCGCCCGAAGGCCCCAAATGGTCCACCTGCGGACTACGGCGTGACCAGCGAAGTCCTGGAAGCGGCCTGCTTCCAGAGCGCCAAGCTCGAAGGCATCGAGAAGGTCTGCTCGGAACAGGCGATGGACATCGCTGCCAAGCGGTTCAAGGGCGGTCTCGGTCTGCAGGAGCTTCTGTTCGAGGCCGCTATCGCCAACGGGTACACGGGCCGCACGTTCCGGGATAGCCGCCGTGTGCTTGAGGCCGCGTTCGGTCGTGGCATCGAAGCGGGCATGACCACGATCGATGTGGGCGGCATCCTCTCCAACGTCGCCAACAAGTTCCTGCTCGAAGGCTTCTTCAGCGTCGAGCGTGTCTGGCGGAGCATCTGCGCCGTCCGCAACGTCTCGGACTTCAAGACCGTCACGAGTTACCGTCTGGTCGGCAAGGACCAGTACGAGCAGGTCGCACCCGGCGGCGAGCTCAAGCAGGGCACGCTCGGCGAGGAGACGTACACCAACAAGGCCGACACCTACGGCCTGATGCTCTCGATTGACCGCCGCGACATCATCAACGACGACATGGGCGCGATCACCACGGTCCCCCGCAAGCTCGGGCGCGGCTCGGGCTTGAAGATCAATGACGTCTTCTGGACGGCGTTCATGAACAACGCCGCGTTCTTCTCGGTGGGCAACAAGAACTTTGTCTCGGGCGCGGACACCGCACTCGGCATCGATGGTCTCACCAAGGGCGAGGTCGCCTTCATGGACCTCGTGGACTCCGACGGCAAGCCCACGGGCGTGATGCCGGCGATCATGCTGGTGCCCACGGCGCTTTCGGCGATGGGCACGCAGCTCTTCAAGAGTGTCGAGCTCCGGGACACCACGGCCAACACCAAGTTCCCGGTTGCCAACCCGCACCAGGGCAAGTTCCGCATCGAGGTCAGCCGCTACCTCTCCAACGCCCTCTACACCGGCAACTCGGCCAAGGCGTGGTACCTGCTCGCGGACCCCAGCGACCTGCCGGTCATCGAGATGGCGTTCCTCAACGGCCAGGAAGCGCCGACCGTCGAGACCTCGGACGCGGACTTCAACATGCTCGGAATCCGGATGCGTGGGTACCACGACTTCGGCGTCAACTTGCAGGACCCGCGCGGAGGCGTGAAGAGCAAGGGCGAGGTGTAAACCGTGCCCACGGAGGTGCTCACCGGTGCTGGCGGACTCGGCGACGAGCTCCCCTGCACCCCTGGCGGCGGAATCAATCAGCAATCGGGCATCGACATCGACGGCCCACCAATAGATGGAGGTTCAAGCATGGCATCAGGACCAGCAAAGTTCGTTCAAGAAGGCGGCTCGATCGACTACACCCCCGGCGCTGACGTGCTCGTCGGCGCGGTGGTGGTGCTAGCCGATCTTGTCGGAGTCACGCAGGCACCGATCAAGGCGGGCCAGCTCGGCTCGCTCGCCGTCACCGGCGTCTTCGACTTCAACAAGGCGACCGGCGCGAGCAGCGCCATCCCCGCGGGCACGCTGACATACTGGGATGCGGCCGCCCAGAACGCCACCAAGAACGCGGCCGCCGGCGCGAACAAGTTGATCGGTAAGGCGGTGAGGGCCACCGTCGATGCCGACACCATCGTGCGCGTTCGCCTGCAGCAATAAGGAGGAACGCATGGGCGACCTGCTCGATCGCGGCGCAGCGTTCCTCGAATCGCAGCGTCACCAGCACATGACGCGGAGCGTGGTCTACCGGCGGGGCGCGGACGAGAAGGAAGTCCTGGCCACCATCGGCAAGACCGAGTTCGAGCAGGCGGATGACGCGGGCCTCATCCACCGAGTGGAGTCGCGGGACTTCCTCGTGCGGACGGAGGGTCTGGATCTGGGCGCTGGCCCGATCCTCCCGCGGGCCGGCGACCAGATGCGTGAGGCGGTCGGGTTGAGCGTGTTCGTGTACGAAGTCAATGCCCCGGGAGGGCAGCCGCCGTTCCGGTACAGCGACCCGTACCGCAGGGTTCTTCGGATTCACACCAAGCACATCGCAACGGAGTAACGATGGCAGAAGGCAACGGACAAAGCGGCAGTGCTCGGTGGGCCGGCGTGATCGTCACGGTCGTGCTCGCGGCGGGCGCGATGACCATCCAATGGGGCGTGGTGACCACCAAGCTCCAGCAGGTGGAGAAGCGGCTCGACGAGTTCATCGGCGAGGCCCGCAGCATCCGCGCTCAGTACGCCGAGATGGAACGCAAGATCTGGTTCCTCGAGGGCAAGCTCTCCGGGCTGACTTCCAACTCGCCGCGCCAGAGCGTGCCAACGACGGGCTCGCCTGTGATCGGAGGCGGCCCTTGAGCACGATTGCCGCCCTCACCGACGCCGTCGCGGCGCACGTGAGCGCCGGGTCCTTCGGGCAGCCGCTCACGGCCGTGCGGATGTTCCAGCCCGCGTTCACGCTGGAGGACCTCAAAGACCTACGGGTCTCGGTGGTTCCGCGCACGCTGCAGATGTCGCCGGTGACGCGGGACAGCCTGGCCATCGAGTACGTCGTGGATGTGGGGGTGCAGAAGAAGCTCCCCGCCGAAGGGACAGACGCGGCGATCGATGAACTGCTCGTGCTGGTCGAGGCGATCGCGGATCACCTGCGTTTCACACGGCTGGAGGGCTTCCCCGATGCCGCGTGGGTCGGGATCAGCAACGAGCCGGTGGTGTCGAGCGAAGCGCTCGAGCAGCACCGGGTGTTCACCAGCGTCCTGAGCGTCACCTACCGGGAGCGGAGGTAGCCATGCGCAACACCATCATCTTCAGCGTGGCGATGACCGACGAGCTCAAGCCGCTGGCGACCCAGAAGACCATCGCCACCTTCACGCTCACGGCATCGCACAAGAACACGCAGGACCTCCTGCTGTCGGATGGCAAGACGGACCCCATCGAGGTCGCCCCGGGCACGCAGTACTACTTCGAACGGGTGAACCTGGCGGACCTGTTGGTCAAGAGCAAGGGCGGCGAGATGGTCTTTGTGGTCGGCCACAGCGCCGAGTGAAAGGAGTCAGCGATGGCAATCAAGCTCGGCATGGAAGCCGCCCTCAAGTACAAGACGGGCGGCCAATCAGGCGCAGGTGCGTGGACGGCACTGGGCAACACCCGCGACGTGACGCTGAACCTCGAGGCGGGCGAGGCGGACGTGACCACGCGAGCCAACAGCGGATGGCGGGCGACGGTCGCCACGCTCAAGGAGGCGAGCGTCGAGTTCGAGATGGTCTGGGACACCGGCGATGCCGGGTTCACCGCCATCAAGAACGCTTTCTTCAACAACGACCCCATCGGGCTGCAGATCCTCGACGATGCGGCCGGTCAGGGACTGCAGGCGGACTTCTCGATCACCAACTTCAGCCGCAGCGAAGCCCTCGAAGAGGCCATCACGGTTTCGGTGACCGCGAAGGTCACGTACTCAGCGACGGCGCCTTCATGGATCGGTTCGTAAACCCGGCGGCGAAGTCGGTGCAACGGCTGTTCAACCGCTGTGCAACCGGCACAGCGTCCCAACGGAGGCAAGGATGCGGCAGTTCAAGGACAACGCGGGTCGGACCTGGACGGTGGACATCAACGTCGCCACGCTCAAGCGCGTGCGCGGGCTCACGGGCGTCGACCTCATGCAGGTCATCGAGGGGACGCTCATCGAGAAGTTCATCCGCGATCCCGTGCTCCTGTGCGACGTGGTCTATGCCGTCTGCAAGCCCGAGGCCGACGCGGCCAAGGTCTCCGACGAGGAGTTCGGCAAGGCGATGGCGGGCGACGCGATCGAGGCCGCGACGGGCGCGGTGCTGGACGAACTCATCAGTTTCTGCCCGAGCCCGAGGGACCGGGCCAACCTCGGGCGGGTGCTCCAGGCCACCAACCGCGTGATGGAGAAGGCCCGCGACCTGACGGAGAAGCGGATAGAGACGCTGACCAGCGAGGGCGAGCTGGACAAGCTCGTGAACCGGATGGTCCCCGAGCCGCTGACGCCTGGAAGTTCGTCTACCAGTGTGCCGGAGCCCTCGGCCTCGACCCCGGGCCCCTGACGCTGCGGGAAATGACCGCCATGCTCGACGGCCGCCAGCGCCACGACTGGTCGATCGCCGCCGCCGTCATGTCCGTGGTGGCCAACACCGCCCGCGATCCCAAGCGATCACGCCTGCTCAAACCCGCCGACTTTGACCCGTTCCACCAGCCATCCCGGCCCGTCAAGGTTGACGTGTCGGTCCTCAAAGACGTGTTCATCGACCGCCGCATGCCGGAGGTCGCCAAGGAGACTCGTGCATGAAGAGCCTGACCACCCGCCATTACGTCTATTTCGGTGCCCTGATCCTG